AGCTCCATCATAATTGCACGAAGCCCAGCCCATTCGTTGTCTGTCTCTGCAGCTACATTCATAAGGTTATCTATGATGATCAACTCAGGGGCTTGGCCGTACAACTCGACATAAGCCTTAATCTCCAACTCGATATCATCGAGTGACGGACTGGAGTCAAAGACCCACTTGATATGTTTTAATCTATCAAAGTGTGTGTCGTAGTAGTGTGAATCAGTAGATAAATGCTGCTCCACGTTTACTTGATTATGACCTGATACGTGCGCTGCTGCTCTCAACATTACAGTTGTTGTATCTGTATCTGCTGAGAAGAACAGCGTGGGTACCTTGGCCTTGACTGCATAGATAAGTGCAAACATAGACTTACCAGCGTTCGGTGCTGCAGCTACCATACAGACTTGTCCCCTACGGAACTTAATCTGCTTGGCAGATAGCGCGGTCCACACATCAGGAAGAGGTGTTGCTTTAGTAAGCACTGCTGACCACGCACGCTGTAAATCAAGCACAGAACTCTCCAAACGGAAGGATAATGTTTCTTTGTTTACGAATTTCTTTTCTTTGGGTTTCATTAAGACCGCCCCAAATGCCAAAGCGTTCGTGTCGGATACCCCAGTCAGCGCACTCTGCTTGATGAACACAGCTTCCACAAATAGAGACAATCAATTTCTTTTCAGGGAAGTGAGTGCTCGCCTCTACTGGGTAGTACATCTCTGTGTCTACACCTTTACAACGTGGCTCCTCGAAATGCCAAGGACCACGCATCTGTTAACGGACCCAGATGGTCTCGCACTTATCCGCTGCACCCTTCGGTGCTGCACACATATAGCCCTGCCAAGGACCACGAGCCGATGTTCCTGTCTTAAATGCCATCACTCCGTGACGACAAGACTTTGTACCAGGTGCTTCTACTGGAGCAGCAACTGGTGTTGCAGCGAACTGCGCTTGAATGTTCTGTACTGCTGCAGCTGTAGCGTTACCGCCTGCTAGTTCAGCAGATGTTGACTTGATAAGTGTTGCCACCATTGATAGGTCCATAAGACCTGTCTCAAGATCCTTTACATCTGTTGCGTAAAGATTGATAAGTGTTCCGTCATTCAACTTGTAGTTGACTTGGAACTTGGTGTTCTCGTTTGCAGCCATTTACTTTCCTCCGTTTGATTTGATGTTTAGTCTTACAGATTCATTACCGACAACCTTCGGAATAAACCCTAGAAGTTTTTCAACTTCCTTTGAGTCAACTGTCTCACGACCTTTAACTGTTGTCCAGCTTATTTCGATACCACTTGCAGTAGTACCAGTAGAACCAACTAAAGATTCTTTTAAGGTTTCTCTTTCCTTTTCCAGCTCTTTAATCTTTACATCTAACTGTAGGTAGTGCAGCGCGTGCTTGTCAACTTCTGCGTCCTCAATCACGACTTCACTAAGGACGATACGTTCTTTCTTCAGACCACCGCAACCCATCTCTTCGGTTACATCGTAGTACTGGCAGTAGTCCTTGCAGAAGGACTGATCCTTCTCAGGCTCTGGTAACACTGTGCTGGCCTTGACGTTGGCAAGCCAACTCAGGGCAGCCATTGCCATAACTTCATCGTAAGGTTCTGTATGCACCTTGATGTCCTTCTCAGACCCATCACGTGCTATTGCTACAAGGTTAACTGTATTAACTTTATAGCCATTCTTAGATAACAAATAACCATAAACCTGCACCTGCCAGCGTTGCTGGTTAGATGGGAAGTAACCCATATTCTTTATCTTGCTAGTCTTCCAGTCAATGACTGCGCCAGTACTGGGTACGAATAAATCTACGTGTGCTTTCATATCACCAAAGGCAACCTCAGTTTCCACCAAGTATTCTTTAGCTTCAGGGTCAAGAGCGCCGATAGCCTCTTCAATAGCAGCGTGGATAGCAGTACCCATAATGGCTGCTAACTTAGACTGGTTCTCGTTGGTGTGGGGTTGAGCATTAAGTCGGTACCAGACCTTACGACGACATCCACCTATCTCAGATGGACCCACCTCTGTCTGCATACTTCTATCACGACTGGCATCCTTAGCGTGCAGTACGTGCAGTAGTAGTTCCTTCGGATCTTCTATCGCCACTTGCGGTCATCCCTCCACTGCAACCAGGTGTCAAAGCCATATGCTCCAACAAATCCCATTAGAAAACTAAATGCTCCTATTAAAATCAACTCTTTCATTTCTCATTCCTTATCTGTGCTATCACTTGTATTGGTGGATGCGTATTGATATCTAGTAAGGATGCAATCCTGACTGCCTCTTGCGCTACCACACTTGCCGTTACGACCTTATTGTAATTCTTAGCTGGCAAAGAATACAAGTACCCAAGGGCATAATTTCCACCGGAACCTGCAGCAAAGAGTCCACGCTCAGATGTGTTAAACGATAGGTCGCCGCCAATAGAAAACATATTGCCGTTGAACCCGATAAGGAAACTGAAGTTCATCTCCTTGTTGTCTATCTCGTAGTTACCTTCTTTGAACGCAAGTGAGATACTAGGCAGCACTTTGCCACCCATAAACTTCACAGGGTCTTCACCGCGATATAGCGGTGGCTTCCACGAGTAGGCAAGGATGTCACCTGGACGTGAGTCACCAGTTAAACCGATGAGATATTTACCAGTGCTGACTATCTTAGGTGTTTCGATTGAGATGATACGTTGATCGCCGTCAGTAATCTGCGAGTCAGCTGCCATTACTAGGAAATCACTTCCTTGGATTCCTACGAGTGTTGTCATAGGCACATCCTACCAGTCACCTGCGTGTCGTAAGACACATACTAGGCAGTGTCTGATTATACTATGAGCCGTAGGCGAATTACAGTAGCGGCCCTTAGAGGGCCGAGAAGTAGGAGGCCCGAAGTATGCGGCTCCGTCTACCAACCCTGCGAAAATTCAGGTCACTGCGTGACCCATACAATGGCCTTCCTAAACCTTTTGGAGCCGATTTAAGACAGTTAGGACCCATCCACGTGTGTCCGTGTGGGTCAATGGTATTTAACGTCGCAGCGTCCTTTGAAGATTATGAGCTAGTTTGGTATGCACTAGATGCTGAATGCTACTCTTGCGGAAATCTAGTAGTGGTTCCTTGTCCACCGGATCGTGATGAAGCACAAGCTTTCGGAGATTAACGAGGAATCCAGGACTGGTATATGCTCAGTCTGTGGTCCTACTAAAATCAAACTTAGAGATTCCAAACGGGCCAAACTTGCTGGACGATACAAGTGCAAGGCTGTCTACATCAAAGCCTACAATAAACTTATCTATCCCTATGCAATCCACAAGAAAGATTACTGTGAGCACTGCAACTTCAAGCCAGTCCACATCAGTCAGCTCGACGTTGACCACATCAACGGCGATAGATGGGACAATGACCCGTCTAACTTACAGACGCTCTGTGCAAACTGTCACCGCCTCAAGACTCACTTGAACGACGACTCTAACTCTGGCATATTTTAGGCAACAAAAAACAGCCCCCGATTCCCGTTAGGGAACCGAGGGCGTGGGCCTCGCAGTCAAACTTTACTTTTTGGTAGTCATTGTCAATTCGTGCTTAGGGTTAGCCCAAGCAATAACTACTGGCACGATTGCTAACCATAGAGCGTTAGCTGCGTGCTTCCAGTCTCCTGCTGAGAAATCTAGTGGTGACTTGCCGATGATTACTACGGCAGTAAGTGCGTTAGATACGAACCACTTGGCCCACATCTCTAGTGCTTTGTTATTTAATTTCATTGGATCTCCTTAGTCTTTGAACTTCGGTGACCCGAAGCCAACAATGAAAACCTTTAACTTCTTTTTGTTATCGGCTCTATATGCGCGTACCTTCTGTACTACTTCTCCACCATTGCGCTCTGATGCAGACTTCTTCTTATCTCCTGATGTGTTACCTTCGATAGTGGTAACTGTGCCATCGAGGTTATCTTTAACGACGATACCTATATGGTCTTCTGGAGCACCGCCTTCTTGGAAATCAAAGAAGGCTAGGTCACCAGGCTTAGGCTTAGCAGTTGCTGCATTAGACCAAGCACCGGTACCTTGAAACTTACTAGCACCATCTGCTGTGCTTACGACATTTGGGATCTTAAGACCAACCTGATGAGCACACCACATAACAAAACTCCCGCACCAAGGCAGGTAATTAGCTTTAGTGAACGCGCCATACTTTGTCTCATTGTCCTTTGGTCCTTCTACTGTGCCAATCTCTGCCCGTGCTGTCATTAAGAATTGATTACGCTGGCTCATTGGTTCTCCAACTTAGTCTTGATAATTGCTTGGTTGATACGCAGTTCAATAGTTTCTTGTTCAATGCGATCTATAGAGTCTTTCATAGACTCGCCACCGTTGTTATAGAGCTGGTACTTAATCTTTTGTAAGTCATCACATACTGGAGATAGGGCTAACACAACTATTGATTTAACTGTGTATTGAAATAACTTCCAAAATGCAATAAGTACGCCAGTACCTACGAAGAAGTACGCGTATACAAAACCTGACCAGTCTGCCGGTGACAAGATAGTGCTCCTATGCTGTTCTAATTGTGACCAGCAATAGGCCTCCGTAGCCGGAGTACCGCTTGTCGGTAGGTGTCTTGTTAATAAAGTCCATCTCTTCAATCAAACCAAGGTATGACTCACCAGTACGGAAGTCCTCCACACGGATAAGGTCACCAAGGTTTTCAATCTCTTGCAGGTTAAGAAGACGGTTGTATGCTGAGTTCTCAGAACCAACAGGGTTGTTAAACTTATCCATCTCAAAGTCAAAGAGCATTACTGGATACTGGATAAGGCGCTGACGTGGGATAGAAGGCAGTGACCGAACTTGGTAGCCAGTAAAGAGTGGTCCCTTGGTTGAGTCTGTTGATGATCTGTTCATTACAAACTTAAAGCCTAGGTACTGCTGAGGTGTAGCAGGATATGGAATACCAATCTGGGTAATGTCTGCACCTTGTGCAAATGAACCGATAGCAGTCTCGTTGTTGTACTGGTCTATCGAATAGATAGCCAAAGAGCCATTAACTGATTCATAACGTGGTTGCAAGAACTTAAAGATTTTATTTTCGATTGTGTTATATCGAATGTAACCCACGCGTAGCGTTGCAGTAGGTACTAGGACTGATGCTGACTCAATATAAATCTTGCCATCAGTTGTGCCGTTATTAGCTGTACAAAATACTAGGCGATTTGTATTGCCTGAGAATGCACAGGATGTAGTAACAAAGCCAGTTGTATTTGGGTCATACAAGTCCCAAGCGTAGGCAAAGACAAGAGTAGTTCCTACCTGCTGGCCTAGGTCTACGCGGCTTACGCCAGGGTTGCCATCTACGTTAGTAGTACACCAGAGGTACTTGTCGTACCCTGCCACGTCGTATACAGGCTGGTCTGTTTCAAAGATAAGTGGGCCGTAGTTAATAGACCCGTCTTGATCTGATACTGCAGCTACTCGCAAGCCAAGGCTTGTACCAATAGCCATATAGCCAAGGTAGTAATAGATGCGGAATACAACTTCACCTACTGGAAGCTCTGCTGCAGTGAT